CATGCAGGCGATGTAAGCGCGAGCCGATTGCGGGATGTCCTCGAAGTCGAACAGCGAGATAACGCGCGTGTGCAACGGCTTCGTGAACGTGAACGTGAAGTTGTCGCGGTCGTACAGTTGCGTCCCGCGCATCGCGACCATGCGGTCAGCGTCGATGCCGAAGGACTTCACTTCGAGAGCGTTGGCGGCGAGCGGAATGTTCCCGTTGTTGTCGGGAGTGAGGACGAGGTCCTCGTCGGTGTTGAACGCCCACCCGCGGCTCTGTACGGTGCGAGAGATACGATCGAGGACGCGCTTCGCCGTGGCGACTGATGCGACACCGGCCACGTCAAGCGCACTTACCGGTTTTTCCCAAACCGATTCGAGGCACTTGTTCACGGCTTCAAGCTTTGTCATCAGCGTGACGGACATGAGTCATCCTTAGAGAATGGGGACTGGCCCCCGTGAGAGGGCCAGAGGTTTGTTACCGAAGCTGGTCGAGCCGGAAGCGTTCCAGCACGACGACATCGGTGGCAGTACCCTTCGTGAACGTAAGCGCGAATGCGTACGCAGCCGACAGGGTTTCGGCGTTGAGCGCCGGGGTGGAACGAGCAACAGCCGAAGCGGTGGTGACTTCCGCGTAGACGCGCTGCTTATCCGCGACACCGGTATTCGCGATGTCGATTTCCGCGCGAGCGTGCGCGAACGAGGTCAGCGTCGCCGTTGCCAGCGAAGTGCCGCCAACCGTGTTCATGCGAAGCTGACACGTCTTCGCGTTCGCGTTGTTCGTCTGAGCGAATTCCAGATTGAACTTGAAGCGCGAGAACGGATTCGCGGCAGGCATCGGCAGCGTGATGTACGCCGCTTCTGCGGTCGGACCGGTGAACGCGCCGGGACCCGTCGTTGCAAACGCAACGGGGCTGGCCGGAACGATCGGTTCGCTTGCACCGTCCCACACGTTGTTGAAGACGGTGGCAGCGGTGGTCGTGGTCCATACGGTGTAGTACCAACCCGCAACGCTGGCCGCGGCGATTGCGCCGGTCGGGAACCAGGTGTAGGTCTTCAGGTACGTGGCCGGATTCGCCGTGCCTGACGTGAGCACGCCGTTGTTCGCCATCGAGCCGGTCGGCGCGATGATGAGCGGAATGTCCGTCTGGAACGGGACCGGGTTCTGCGAGACACCGGGGGTGTACGCGACGGCGACGAGTGCGCCGACAGCGGGGGTCGTACCGGGAAGCACCAGCTTGCCGTTCGGATACGAGAAGGTGAAGGGGACGGTGACGCCTGCCACCGTGACGCCTGTCACAATCCCGTTATCCGGCACGTCGAACGAGTTGCCTACCCCGTTGCCGATGTAATTTCGGAATGCCATGATTGTTTCCTGTTAGTCGAGAAAGAAGGGAACCCAAAGTGTCGCCACTAAGGGTTCCCTTGGGATGTGAATCAGACCAGCGACGATTAGGTCTTGGTCTTCAGGACGACCGCGCATTCCGGGCGAAGGATGCCGTGGCCGATCGCGTACTTCGCAACCAGCAACGTACCTTGCCGACGGATGTCGTAGCCCATCTCGGTGCTCAGATCGAGCAGCTTCACCGTACCGACCGCGTCCTTGGTCATCACCAGAGCGGCGACCTTGGAGTAGTCTGCGAGGTAGGTGTTGTTACCCTGTTCCGCACCCGACAGATCGGTGATCGGAAGGTGCATCGTCTTCACGATTTCCGCACCGCCGATACGCAGAATCTTGCCGTCGCTGTACGAGCCAGCGCCCATCCAGTCGCGATTGATCAGCGCGGTGGATTGAGCAAGCAGGTAATACTGCGCGGGCCGCACGAAGACATTCTTCGTGTCGCCTTCGGGGATGAACTTCTCGTCCATCGTCTGCACAGCGGAGTAGATGCCCGCGGCGAGGTCGGTGGCAGAAGTGCGGTACAGCGTGGTGGACGACGTGAGGGTCGTGCCGCCGAAGCTACCCGTGACGGTGGCCGAAGCCGCCGCTGCGAGACAGCCGACTTGCAGGACGTTCTTGTCCCACTGGTACGACAGAGCAAGTCCGGCTTGCTTGGCGTATTCGCCGCGCGTCTGGAAGTGCGTCATGGCCTCGTCGATGTTCGCGACGAAGACAGAGGCGACCAGAAGCGAGTCGATGTTGATGACACGTTCCGCGATGTTGCTAGCTTGACCGACGATTTCCGTACCGGGAGTGTGGTACGAAGCGGTCACTTTCCACGTCGCGGGGAATTGCGCCGACTTGCCGCTGGCGATCTGGCGGACGGTGTGCTTGTCCATCACGACGTTTGCTTCGTCGAATGCGGTCAGCACTTCGCCCGAGAAGACCTTCAGGAACAGCGCAGTCGTCGAACCGGCACCGTTGATCTGGCCCAGGTTCAGAACCGTTGCGTTACTCATTGGGTTCTCTTACAAAGAGGTTGAGTGAATCCGTGCAGGAGCACGGGGTGGGGTCACTAGAAGTTCACTCACAACGACAGCACAAGATTGTCCTTAGGTCAGTCCCCTCAGGGAGCGACGGTCGGGTCAAGGTGTGGTGCGGTTGAATCTTGCGAGAGATAGAACGAATTGGTGCGGGGCTGACGCGCCCGCCGACGTATGCCGTGCGATCGACACGGCGTGTAGTGTTACGCGTCGACGCGAGTCGGCGCAGCCGCGGCTTGAGTCTGTCCGTACGTGCCGTCAGGCAGGCGGAAGATCAGACCGAGTTCTACGGCTTCAGACATTTGAATCCACTGGTTGCCGTACTGCACGATGTCGAAGTCAGACGGCGAAGCGGGATTCGTACCGAACGCCTTGCGCGTGTCGAGGATCGACATAGCGCCGACATTGGTGGTCGCAGCGGTGAGGCCAGTGTTCGCCAGCGTGGCCGCGCCCGCGAGGGCAGCGACAACGATGTTCTTCGACGCTTGCAGCTTGAACGTGGTCGAGGTCACCTTCACGGCGAGCACGCCGGTCTGGTTCTGGATCGCGTTAATGGCAGCGACGAGTGCGTCACACTGCGCCGCGTTGGTGCCAGGATCGGCGAACGCGGGGACAGCCTTGGTGTTGATCGTTACGTCACCCGCGGACAGAGCGGCGTGAGCGGAGATTGTTCCGCTGGTGACAGAGGCCCCCGTGGGCGGGGTGCCGTGCAGGGAGATGTCCATAGGGGTATCTCAGGTTGGTAGGTTTACCGCTCGATGATGTTGCCGAATGTACTGCGGCCAGCTTTCGCTACGACCTTCGCGTTGAACGCGGGGTCCTTCTTGTAGCGCGGGTCGCGCATGTCCGCTTTCATTTCTTCCATCGACGCGTATACGTCTCCGGCGACATGGGTGTTCCCTTGCAGCGAGTCGCCCGGATTCTTGCCGAAGTTCGCCTCGAACTGCGAGCGCAGTCCCGCGACGGCCAGTTGCAGTTGTCCCTTGTCACCGGACGTGACGGCAGCGTTGAACGCCACCTTCTGTTCCGTCGACAAGTTCTTCGCCGCCCAATCGACCATCTTCGTGTACTGCTCCGCACCGCCAGCGGCGTCGTGCGCCGTGGCATCGTACTGAGCGGCGAGCGCTTTCTGGCCCGCGATGTACGCTTCGACCATCGGCTTCGGGATGCCGGATTTCTCCAGCTTCTCGTACGACTCCGGCTTGAGGTCGCCTGTCTCAGCGAACTCCGCGGATAGCGCAGCCATGTCGAGGCCAGCGGCTTTCACCGCATCGTCCGCAGCCTTCTGCTCCGGGATCGCCAGCTTGCTCTCCGGTGCCTTGGGGGCATTCGGATCGGCGGGCGTGGTATCGGCAGGCTTCGGGTCAGCAGGCTTCGGTGTGCCGAGTTTCTTCTCCAACTCCGCGTATGACGCAGCCAGGTCGGCCACCGTCTTGAACTTCTCGGGGAGACCTTCGACGCGTGCGGGAGCGGGCGGTTCGACAGCGGGCGTACCCTTCGCCGCCATTGCGGCGTCGTACTCGGGCGTGCCCGGAACCAGAGCCGGTGCGGGTGTTGGGGTCACCGGCGCTGCGGGGGTTTGTTGCGAAACGGCTTCGGCCATTAGTGGTCCACTCGTGTGAAGCGATGCGCGTGGGGGACGATGTCGTCACCCTTCTTGATCTGGATTTCGACCTCGCGCTGTTCCGACAGGATCGGTTCGCGGTTGAAGTCGGTCGGACTTCCAAGACCATCGCGTTGCGTGGCGACGTAATC